GCCACCCGGAGGCTAAGACCTCCGTCCATCCTTTCTCAAGGGATGGAGACCTTCAGTGCTCATAATGGAAAGACCTTGACTTGGCTTACCAGCCTCGTTCAATAAAGCCTTGTAATATTACTAAAGTAATAATACAGTAGACTCCTCGATTAGTGGATAGACAATATAAGATAAATAAGTTTGTTAACATATTTATTTAAAAATTGTAACTACATTAAATTGGGGTAGGCTAATAATGTCTTAATCTGTTCTTTAATGAGTATAAAAATCCTACCTGAAGTCTTAAAAATAGTTGGAGAAGATCGTGATGAAAACACGTCATGGTCAGATTTGGGAATTAGTAAATCATTAAATACTAAGTCCCAATCGCCTCCATTCAAATCTATTTTTAAAGCTCTTTGGGTAGACAAAATATACCTTTCAGTAATTAAACCCCAGACAAAAGTCAAAGGGATACTCTGAGGGAGATCATTGATTATTTCACAAGGATCTTTCCTTATTGTATAATTACTAGGTATTATTTTGTTATAAGAAGGTTCCACAGACTCTTTAACAGTTAAAGAAGTAAGGAAGATAGTAAACACTTCAGGAAAAACTCCTAAAGGTTTCTTATTACCTTTATCCAATAACTTAGAACAAGATTCAGAAAACATTATCATCACGCAGTGTGAGACTATGTTATGCATAACCTCATCACTTAATGAAGATAATGAAGGTGAAATCGACTCCAGGAAAGGACGTATTCGTCCTGCAGAAGATTTACCCTGAATCACGCTAGAAATAACTAGCATCTCTTGTCCCCAGGTAATTAGCTTACGACGTAAACGTCTAGGCTTTTTATATAGGGATAGAAATTGTTCAAAAGAATCTAACAACGTCTCCGCAGTACCAAATCCTTTAGATGAGGCATTTAACATAATCTGGGTAAAACCAGATACTGTTTTATGCTCAGCATAAAGACCGGGTAGGGGAAAAGGTGTTAAATCACTATCATTCCAATAAATTCGTTTTGCAAATTCAAAGAAATGAGGTGAGACGTGAGTCTTACTATTATTCCACTGTACACCTATAGTGCGGATTAATCGACAATACTCTAGAGCAACTGCCTTATGGCAGATGACAATGTCATCTCCAAGCAGTGCATAAGGTAATGTAGACCAATCAATCCCTAGGTTCTTACAACTCTTCCACACAATAAAATGGTGTGAAAGCGCTGTTGAGTTCCAAGAGGAGTATGCACCCATAGGGTTACCGGTAGAATAAGATATTAACTGACCATTATATAATAATGGGACAGTCATTATCCTCTTCCAAGAATTAGCATATAAAATACCAAATCTCGAAGCCAGTAAGTCACGATTAATCAATATAGGGAATCTATCAGTAAAGGCCGTAAGGTCAATACTATAATAGACTTCTTGATTACCAATGGTATCAAGGAACCCTGTTTGATTAAATGTGTAATCCTGTGGTATCTTCTTAAGAACCTTAAAAAGATAGTTATGCAAAGGTCGTAAAGATGTTTGAGAAAAATAATCAAATATCGCTACAACTCTTGTTTTACCCTCTTTTTCAGGAAAACAGGAAATTCT